ATCTTCAATGTTAAATTTGGATTTGGATTTGCATTGTAGTTAAACACTTGTAGATTGTACAGTGACAATTGTGTGTTTGCATCTGGAGCCAATAATGATACTGAATTAACTCTGGCGGTATATGTTGCCAAGTTGATTGTCGGACCTTGATAGATGACCTCGCCTTTACGTGGTAGATTTTCAATCGCAACGTTTGACACAACAATATCTTGTATCTTTAATGATACACCTGGTTGTGATGAGTAATCTTCACCATAATTTTGTAGGCCAATTGTAGTAACTGAACCAACACGGTCAACAACTAATGAGAAGTCTGCACCAGTGCCTAGTATTCCAGGCACTGTTAAGATTGCACCAGATGCTTTTGCGTTTGCTGATTGAACTGTTACTGAAGGTAGAAATTCATTTTTGTAACCTGTTCCACCTAATGTGTAGAGTGGAAATGGATTGGCTGGATTATAAAAATAAGATACTCCTGTTATGGTACCGTTTGCACCAATGCTGGTAACATTTGCATATGCACCTTGACCAGAACCTCCAGTAAAAACTATTCTATCGTTTGCTTGATACCAACCTCCACCATTAATGATTTGAATTGGTGCAAGTATGCCAAGCGGTGCAATATCAGAACGTAAGGCTGAATAAACATCAAATTCATCTTCAGTTTCTATAGTAGATATAACTTCTACTTCAGGCACAGTAGAAATACCGCCGCCACCATTGTCAACAATCATACTGAATATTGAACTTGTCTCTAATGAACCAAAAGAAAGTGCATCAATCAATCTTGTGTTTGCATTTGCACTTGCCATGTTTGCAAAAAAGAAATTACTATTGCTAATTAAAACATTACTTTTGAATCCAATAACATCAGTTGTAATGTAACCAACATTTGCTCTTGCATTACCAGGTGAAGATGCTGTTGTTATAACTGCACCACTAGCCAAAATATTAGATGATTGTACTGTTGCATTAAGACTGACAACAGCCTGTGCATTTACAGATGGTACATATTTAATACTTATAATTGAACCAGATTCGCTAACGCTAGTAACATAAGCAAAGGCCGCATTAGCATAATTCACTCTATCATTTATTCTATAACCTGAACCACCACTAACAATAGTGTAAGATGGTGGTAAGAAATTAGACAAAGCATATACGTTTGCTTTAGCACCTCCACCACCAATCACTGTAACAACGGTGTTTGGTTTTAAAGTATAACCAAAACCACCATTAATAACATTGATACGTTGTAGAGAACCTCTTGTTGTTTCTGAAACAATAGCAGATGCGCCAACACCAGTGGTGTCATCATCCATACCATCATAGACAACAACAGGATCACCTGGTTGATATAAAGAACCACGTTTAATGGAGTTTATTTTAATTTGACTGATTTGACCTACAATTTTTGCTGTAAGTATTTGGCCGTTAAACAACACATCTTGGTTTTTTGAATCAACTATCTTAACAAACTCTCCAGACTCAAACAGACGTTCAATATCTGAAATAAAGATTTCAGTTTTATCACCAACTAATACTGCGGCTTCAATTGTTGCAATAGATTTTGATTCTAAACCAAACACTCTTAGGTTTTTGGTGTTTAAAAAATTACGGTTACTTGATGCAAGTTTTAAACTCTTTGAAACATACCATGTACCAGCTGATGCTTTGAATACGGCTTCTTTGGTATTAAATACTTCAAAATCAGAATTGAAAAGAACACGAAAGAGAAACTCATACGATGCCGGTGTACCTTTGGTTTTATATAACTGTCTGGCAACTTTAACCGTTTCTTCTTTGCTTAATAGAGTATCTTTTGGAAAGAAAGGTAAAAAATCATTCGTAAAGTAATCTAAAAATTCTTCTGTTGTTGTATCAATATCTTTATATGATAACAAATTCTGAGTTCTTTCCGATACCTTTCCCGTTTCTTCCATCCATTCATAGTATGCCTTAATGAATGTGTGAAAGTTTATATATTGGTCATTGTCACGAATGTGCTCAGGTAACTGGTCTTTAACCAGTAAAGAGGTTAGTTGGCCGTTTTCTATCATGTTGTTTTAGCTGTTACATTAACAATGATTGATTGTGGATCATATTCATCAAGCGTTATGATTCTATTATAAGATGATGAAATGATAGTTGATGTTGGTGTTACTGTCATTGTCAATTGTCCCAATTCATTATCAACTATAATTGGTGCAAAGGCATTTAATGTAATAATGCCTGATTTATAATCGACCGTGCCAATGTTTCCATCAAATACGGTCTTCACATTTAATGTATCATTAAAATAAGTTCTTAATGTACCAAATTTACCTTCAAGTGCCACTGTTGCTGCACCTAATGTTCCCGTTGTATCATTTGATTTGTTTGTGATTGTTACTATTGCTGAAGTATAACCTACACCTTTTGTCAAAACATTTATTTGTTTGATAATACCATTGACCACCACAGCTTCTGCCGTTGCGCCACTACCATCACCTAAAACTGTGACCGTAGGAGGATACTCATATCCAAAACCAGGATTTGTAACTGTGATTGATTCTACACCGCCTGTAGAAGAAGGCACTTCTTCAATGTTAAGGCCTTGAATTGTTTGAGCCAAGTTTAATGGGTTTCTATAAACAACTGTTGGTGTACTTAGAATACCACTCAAGAACATACCTTTTTTCAGTTCTGTGCCATAATAAAGTTTGTATGTTGTTGGTGTACTTAAATTCGGAAAGAATTTTTTCTGTAGTTTAATAGAAATTTCATTTGTAATAATAGATGCATCGGCCGCATTAATTCTGTTGTTAAAATCTGATGCTTTAAATGTGGAATTAAATGTGTTTAATGTTGATAATGAATATGAATATATCACACTTCTAACAGCCGCTTTGATTTGTGCTGCTGATGCGGTAGTTTTTTTAGGATCATACAATACGTTTGCTGTAATTTGAACGTAAGTATAATCTGGATCAACAATTGTTGGTTCAACTGTCATTATTGAAATTGGTTTCAATACATCTTTGATGAGTTTTGCTTTTTGATTTTGTGTTATCGTGTAACCACCAGTTGGTTTCATACAAACAAATACACGACCATAAACAGGAGGATCGTTCTGTTGGCCACCCCAAACGTTTACTGCATCAAATGAATAACCTAATTGATTTTGTTGAATTGCTGTAATGTAATCATCTTTGGTGACGGCACGATTTTGTGCGGCATATGATTTTGGTGCTTGTAATTTAATAGAATCAATTGTTTCTCTTGATGAACCTTGTGATGCTGAAGTGATAGGTGTAACAACTGTGTTACTATAACCAGCAATAGTGTTCATTATTACGAAATTGTTTGCGCCAGCACCACTTAAACCTTGAGTGGTAACATAAGAAACTTTAACAATATTACCATTCTTCAATGCTTTACCTAATATTCCATTACCAAAATAGATTTCGAAGTAACCGTTCAAACCTTCTTGTAAGAAGTATACTGTAGAACTATTATTCAATGTTAAGTAATCAGACGCTGAACTAAATGTTGTTAGATAATTGTTTGATGAAGATTCTTGCACTGCAACCAACAGTGTGGTTGTATCAATATTTGTGTCTGGTAACTTAAATAGTGACTTGGTGTTTGTACCAACATCTACTAAAAAAGAATATACTTGTGAACTACCTTGTTTTAATGTGATTTCATTAAACTGTGCAACACCATTGACTACATTAACTGTGTGTGAATCTGTGTTCACGAAATTATAATTGATACCATCAATAGCTTCAGATAGAAAGCTTGTATATTTTGGCAGTGTCAATGAAGCATCAGTCACCTGATTTACTCTCAAATTAATTGTGGCTGAAGGCGCAATCGCTGATTGTGGAATGTAATTTAATAATTTCGCTTGAGAAACAACAGAGTTTCTTTGTAGAGCTGTGTCTAAAAACATTTCATTCGCAACCATGTTCAAGTAATATGCATTATATTGCGTGTTATATGCTAATATATCCAACAATGTTGAAATTGCAGCACCTTCATAATTATAATCATTAAGGACGTTATTGTCCTTCATGTAGTTTTTTAAACTGTCTTTGATTGAACCGAAATCTAGTTCGGTTATGTTGAAATTTGAATTAGCACCTGACATTTTATCTGTTTCTCTCTAAAAAAACTGTTACAGTAGTTGGTTGTGTCGCATTTGATATATAAAAAGTTAGTGTAACATCATAAGCATTTCTGTCAATGTATGGTGTCACTACTACATTTTTCATATTTACCCTAGGTTCATAGTTTGCAATTGCAACTGAAATTTCTTTTTCTAAAGCCGCAGCTGTAACACTGGAGATATTTTCAAATAAAAGGGTGTCTATATTGGATCCAAACTCTGGATTCCATAGTTTTTCAAACTTTTTTGTTAATAATATGTTTCTCAAAGAACGAATGATGGCTTGATTATCATAACTTAAAGCGATATCATTCAACACAGGCCTCTTGGCGAGTGTGAAATCTATATCGGAGTATAGTTTTTGTATAGTTTGTGAGGTTGCCATCTTTTATTTATGTCTAGGAGTAAAACGCTTTTTTGAACTTTTGAAGCTGTGGATAAAAATTCTTAGGCCGGAACGCAAAAATTCGAAATTTCGGCAATTATGCAATTCTCGTTTTGGCTTTATCTGTGCCAATGAAGTTTTGAACTAAATATCTTTCCGTTTCACCCAGATTGTTTAATTTCTTGGTTTTATTGTAAGCATCAACAAAGTACTTTACATTACTGTAATAATCAACATCACCAATTTGTCTATTTCTCATATAATCCTTCATGTTGTTGATATGTGTGACTATTGTTGAAATTTGTGTTCCAGTTAAATTTGAGGTGTGTACGGTTTGTTGTAAAGCTATGTCAAATGAAGAAGATATACTATTAACAACATTTGATGTGTAAATAGTTAATGTGTTATTATTTGCACTCATCTGTGGTTCAATCATCAAACTACAGAAACTACCCAAAATTGGTGCATTATTACTCACACCATCTGTCTGGTAAGTAATATACATTGCTGTTCTTCCCAAATTCATAGCTTGTTCCATATATGGATTAACCGTGTCTGTACCAGTCCATGGATCTATTCCAGACAATCTATGTGTGTGAGATAAAAAACTTTGTGCGTTACTTATTAATTCTGAAGCAGCTGTTCTCACGTTTGCCATATTGATTACACCACTACCTGTGTTTGCAGCTATATAGATAGCGTTTGCATTTGTCAAAATACTTAACGTTACACTTTGCATTGGATTTTGATAATAACCTTCAAAATCATCGTTTGCAATATCTTCTGCTTGCCAAGGTGTGATGAACGGCGGCATACTTGTCAAATGGTCTATTGTGTCTTGTGACAATTCTTTTATATAACCATTTGGATCATCAAAATTATAATTGAAAGAATGAAAAAGGCCTGAAGGAAATTCACTGTTTGGCATATTATACTCCTACGAAAAGTGACAGTGGCAAGGTTGTTGGGAAACCATTATTACCATTGCCGTGAATGTGTGTATTAAATATTGTACTATTAATTTTATCCGACATTAAAACTGCATCCATAACACCTATCTTGGCTAACGAAAAATTGGCCAGTGCTGCATTTACTGAAACAACAGCATTCACTGATGTGAGTGCATTAATTTGACCAGGAACTGCAATTGGTGATGCTGGTGTAGGGAATCCAGCAGACACACCGCCTGATGTTGTGAATCCAGCAAAACCAGCATAGACACCAACTCCAGCAGTAACTCTTGATTCGGCATTAATCATGTCAGCATGAACCGAACCACCAACGTTTAAATCTGAAGCAATTGATATATGGTCAGCAGCACCAAGGTACATAGTACCACCAAAATTTTCATCGGCCGTAATTCTTACATCAGAATCACCTAAAATATCTATTTCACCGACAGACCTAACATTCGTTTCACCCCTAACTTGCAGGTTGTAATTACCACCAACTTGAACGTTCATATCCTTTAATACGTTGATGTTGCAGTTTCCCTGAATTTCAATATTACAATCACCGCCAATCAATACGTTATTATTTGAAACAATAATTGTAAATCCATTACCATAAACTTTGTGTACTTCATCACCATTTGGATGCATTTCAATAAATGTTCCACTTCTATGTGATAAACAAACTCGCTCTCTGGTGGGAGTGTCATCCATTTCAAATTTATGTCCAGCTTCAGTTTGCTGTACGTTATTGTATGGATATATTGGTTGGTAATAGGTATTTGCAGCAGACTCTGGTTCTGTCCATACATTTTCTATTGGAGGTGAAGTGATATCAGTCATAATTTAAGGTGTAGATTTCTTTTGTGTTGGTGGTGCAGATAAAGCAGCCACACTGTCTGTTGTTGGTAATGTTGCATTGTATGTTGAAATTGTTCTATTGGCCGCAGAAACTTCCGCAGCTGAAGTTGGCACCAATAATCCTACTGTTGCGGCACCAGCAATAACAACTACTCCTGCTGCAGCAGTGCCAGCTAATTGAACCGTCTTAACGGTTTCGTTTACAACGGACTTTGCTGAACTAATTAACTCACCTAGACCACTATCAGTTCCGGCTGTCAATTCTTGCCAAAAATCTGATAAAACACTACCAATAAGTTTTAGGAATTTAGCTAAACATTGTGCTAATAGTGCTAAGAATCTAGCAGGTAGAGAACGTATCCAGTCAATAATTGCTCTAATTTTTGTGATATATGCCAATACATATTTTTCAAAATTTATAACGTCTTTTAAGAATTTCTGCACAGTTTTCAACCAACGTGCAACTTCTTTTAATTTGGCGGTAATATATGCAAACACTCCTGAGGTATCACCTAAGCCAATTGCTTTTAAAATATTACGAATTTGTTCTCTAATTGCTTGTGCTGTAGATTTGATGAACTTTTTCAAATAGATGTTTTTTCTCATCTCATCAATAAAACCACAAACGTGAGTTAATTTTTTATTGTTGTTACCTCTACTAGTGCCTGTAACAACACTTCTCGCACACATTGGTATTGTTGGTGTTCCAGGCACACGGCCGTCATTCTCCGCACCTTCTGGTGGTTTTAGATTTTCATTACCAACTATTGGTAAATCTGTTGCGGCTGGACCATTTGGTTCTACTTCATCTGCCATTTTAAATATACTCTTGTGTTGTTTGGTCTGGTTCTTTTTCTAAACCAGGTAATACACCCATCATTACTGGTGCTTGACCGGAATCTCCATCCATGAAGAAACCTACAATCCATTCACCCAACATAGGTGCGGAGAATGATTTTGAATGATTAATTGGATACATGGGTAGAGCCCAAGGTAAATCTTCCGTTGGTAAATCTATCTTATTATCTGTATGCCAACCAAAAATTCTAACTTTGCATCGACCTAGACCTAATGGATCACCTCTGAATTCATTGATACCGACCCACCAAATAAATCCATCTTTACCTATAAAATTATTATTCATTCACTGCTCCCAAATATGATTGGTCTGGATATTTCAATTTAGTATTTTCTTTTGCTAATTCCAAGATAGTTTGATATACACCTTGTGTTTGTATGATATGTCTAACAGCAGTGACTAAGTATATACCAGAAAAATATTCATCTTTTTCTCTTGTGGCTGCTGTCGGTGTGCCTTCTATACCTAAAGAATATAACAAGATGTTAACTGTTCTTCCTGCTGTTATACTACTGTCTCCAGGTATTATTGCCTTCATCACCGTGTAATTTGACAAGGCAATTTGTGCGGTTCTATTAGGCACGTATGTCTCTATGTATATGTCTTTGGCCACACCATCCGGTTTTTGGCTTATATATTCTTGGTCAATTTGATTTGCATTACTAAATGCCAGTTTCAAAGAACTTTCATACATCTGTGTTTGGTGTTTACCAAATCTATTGATTGCTGAACCTGATTGTGTATATCCTAATTCATCTTTACTAAAATTTGTAACGGTCTTTGTTCTTTTAATTGGATCAATTGAAATCAATCTGTTGGCATACATACCAGAATTTGTTGCTTCTAAGGTGTCATATGTTTTTATGAATTCATAATCCAGAATGTTAAACATATTTTCAGCTCTGTTACTATAATTCAAGTCTGATGGTTGATATTTGTATGTTGCATAAGGAGTATCCGCAAACATTGATTGTATTGATTGAAAGTAAAATCCATCGTTTGTTTCATAGAATAACATATCTGCGCCGCCATTAATATCTGGCCTTGCGTATGTTGATAACCAACTTATTGCTTCAAATGGTTTCAATCTAGGTATAACGAAATCATAAACACCATATGTTTGTTGTATGTATTTGACTTTTTTAGGATTAACTTTTAATCCATTGAATTCATCCAAAAGTAAACTACTTACAATATCGGATATTACCGTTCCTTTGAAAGATTTTGAAACCTTCAGTTGTTCAGACAAAAACAATTCTTCCGATGAAAAATACATTGTAAAAAATTCAGAGTTTTTATTGCCAGCTGGTTTTCTGTTACCGACCTTATATAATCTATATTTTCTTGAATTTTTATATTCTGCTGATTGTTTTTTTGATTTTCCGTAGATAATCTCAATAAATTCTGAACCATCAAGTCTTAGTTTTTCAATAATACCAACAGCATCACGTAAAACAACATTGCCAGAACAAGCAAAAGAGTATATGTCCTCAAAAAAAGACAATTCAATTACCAAATGCTTTAATTTAAAGGTGTCGCCATAATCGGTAATAATATCCACTGCTTCCAAATTGAAGTCTTGTGCATATCTTGGTCCACCTGCTGGTGCGCTATTATCTTCAGCCATATTACTTCATCAATTCCAAAAATTGCGACTCTAGTTTATCCGCATATGCTTTATTTAATATTTTTATATTTCTTTTCGACTCGTTTAAAGAATTTTCATATTCATAATTTGTAACTACACTTTTTACAACATTTACTGTAATTGTTTCTGAACCCAATGTATATGTTGTTGTCGTATTAGATTGCAAGCTGTTATAAACTTCTTGTGAAATTGTTTCGGTATCAACAGTTGTTGTGTTTGTGTTTATATTTGTTTTTGTGGTAATTCTTTCATAATGATGTGTAGAATTTAAATTACCAGTATTATATTTGTTTAAAATATATTTTTGAAATTTATTTGAACTTAATGGCCAGTCCCATTGTGGATCATTTAATTGGTTACAATATAAAACAATCCAAAAACGATTAACATCTCCATAATATTTGTAAGCAATAATTTCAGGAGTATCACCGTCTTGTACATCATAACTATAATAAACTAGAGCATTATTTAATACACTTGGTATTACACTTGCTCTTGCCATCAAATTTGTATAGATTGTGGCAACGTTGTTTTGGTCCACATATTTTATTTTTGGTAAAGAATTAAAGTATTGCATTAGTATCCTGCCTCGATTGATGCTCTGTCGACCAAGATGATTTCTTTAAATGTGATAGTCACAGTAGTTTGTACCGGTGCACCATCTGTATGTGCTGTCCATCCATTTGGTGCATAATTTACATCAATTGATTCGACCACACATCTTTGTAATCTTGGTAGATTTGGATTTGTTTTGCCTTGAAAGCGGAAATCAATGTTAAAATAAGCAGGTGGAACCCAAAACATACCTGCAAAAGCAGTTGATGCAGCTGGTGCAGCCCACTTTCTAAACATTTTGATGATTTGTTTAACATCTTCAGCTTCTCTTGCTGAATATGGTGTAAATGTGAATGACATATCAAATGTTCTGAAGTCGATACCTTGAAACAACATTTGTTTTTGGGGATTAAAAACGTAACCAGCTTTGTTCAATATAACTTTTGATGCATCGTTGTTTACCACATCTGTAAATTTACTAACTACGCTGCCTAAAAGTTTTACTGCACCTGCAGCTGATGCCAGTGTTGTACTATCATCATAAGATGCACCAGAACTCAAAGAAAAGTTTTCCGGCATGTATAGTGATATGTAACCGACTGGTGTTCCTTTTCTCTCACTAAAGAAATTTACACCACTAGCAACTACTTGCGCTCCACTATTAAGACCGTCTACTACAGTATTTAAACCTGATGTTACAGCGGACCTAGTATCATTAATACTTGATGTGTAACTTGAAGATAAATTGTTCACAAAAGCAATTGCACCTGTCGAAATAGAATCAAAAGAAAATCCAGATACTTCCTCGGATATACCACCAGCAGTGTCTGCAAAAGTATCAACAAATTTTCTATTTTGAACATATAGACCTTCCAAACCAATTTCTTTGACTTCTTCGATTGTAAAGAATACTGAATGTGATTTGGTGGAACTACCTAAGTCTCTTGGATATTGTACAAAGTCCAGTCCTCCACTTTCATATAATGATCCAAGTGGACCGCCTAGTAATCCACCTGGTATATTAATCCCGCCAATTGATGTTGGTATTGAAATAAGTGCCATCGTTTTGTTTTCTGAAAGAGTGATATATAGTATTTATGGCATATTCAGGAACGTTTCGACCCTCAAATCCCCAAAAATACATGGGAGACCACAAAAACATTATATATCGCTCATCATGGGAATGTCGAGTGATGAATTGGCTCGACAAAAATCCAAGTATTGTGTCTTGGGCTTCAGAAGAATTGATAATTCCATACAAATCACCAGTTGATAATCGTATGCACCGATACTTTCCAGACTTTGTTGTTAAAGTTAAAGACAAAAATGGGCAAACAAGAACGATGATGCTTGAAGTAAAACCAAAAAAACAAACAATGGAACCTGAAAAGAAGAAACGTGTTACGAAACAATACATACAAGAAGTTGTCACATGGGGTGTCAATCAAGCCAAATGGAAGGCTGCAACAGAATATTGTTTGGATAGAGGTTGGGAGTTCAAGTTAATAACGGAAGACCATCTTGGACTGTAACTAAATATCCAATGACGACAAAATCCATACTCACCACATTATCAGAAGAAAAGATAGCGGCTCAATATCCAACAATGAGCCGTGAATCTTTGCGTTGGTTGTTGCAAAAAGTTGCAGCGCTTAGAAATCCAACACGTTTATCTGTTCCAATTACAAAAGAACAGAATAGATGGACAAGACCAGGAGACAGACAGAAATTTTTAATGGGTGGCATGTATTACTTTGTGTATGATCCAAAAGGTAAGGCAAATTTACCATATTATGACAGATTTCCACTGGTATTACCACTTAAAAGACAATCAGATGGGTTTATTGGGTTAAATCTACATTATTTGCCACTAAAGTATAGGGTTCTTTTCCTGCGTAAGTTATTGAATTTCGCAATCTATGATGAGAATGATGAAATAAAGCGAATCCGTATCACCTATCAAATCCTGGAAGCTTCTTCTAGGTTAAAAGAATTCAGGCCTTGCATCAAACACTACCTATACAGTCATATAAAATCCAGAATTCTGGCTGTAGAACCTAATGAATGGGATATTGCAACATATTTACCAATTCATCAGTTCAAAAAGGCAAAACCACAAGAAGTCTGGAAAGATTCGGTCCAAGAAATAAGGAATTCTTAAATGGCACGTACACTCAACGATTTTAAATCAAGTTTTTCTGGTGATTTGGCTAGAACCAGTAGGTTCGATGTTGAAATACCTCTACCATTAACTTTGGTTCCATATATTAAGTCTGCACGTAGACTCAATTATAGATGTGAGGTTGCAAATTTACCTGGTAGAACATTTGCAACCACGGATCAAAAGACTTATGGTCCAGTAGAAAAACATCCATATCTTACGACATACAATGATATTGATTTGACATTCATTGTTGATGATGACATGCAACAGAGATTGCTTTTTGATGGTTGGTTGAATTACATAAATCCAACATACAATTA